CGTTTCAATTCAAATGTAATCAAACGAGTGAGTGGTTCTCCGCGTGAATCGGTAGCAGCAATATCCCCATGCTGCCCTATGGTTTGTTTTCCTGATTTAGCTCGGGTGGTAGCACGAGCACCGCTTGTATCAGTACGCCAGAATGCGTCATCCTCTTTCCCATTTGTCCACCAAAGGCTGAGTTCTTTACTGAAAGCTCTTTCAAATTCAGATCCTTTTTGTGATCGCCCCATTACTGTTTTGATGTCCTATCAGTGTATTCTTCTACACCATAATGTATAGTTGCGGCTACACGAGCTTCATGGGCTTCTATCTCTGTTTGGTAGTATCCTAAGTACACACATCTACCATTCAAACCTATCATGGATCGCCAAGGATTTTGAGCGTTATTTTTCGATCTGTGTACTCCAATGTATTGAGAAGTACAACCCATTCTTTTTGTTTGGTTTCTTACATTTTGAGATGGGGTAGCTTCCCTCAGATTTTCAATCCTGTTGTCCGTTTTAAGTAGATTTATGTGGTCTAACACTGGTGGTAAGAATCCATAATATTTGTAAAAAACCACTCTGTGAACCTTGACGGTTACGCTTCTTCCGTTTACTTGAATGCCTGCTTGTAAGTATCCTTTAGAGTTCACACTCCCAACAGGCTTACCAGCTACGCGATGATAACTTATTTTAGTGTCATTTATCCAGTATAAAACACCGTTAATTATTTCAGTTCGTTTGGCTATTTTCTGAATAGCCTTCCATCTGCGTTTTGCTTGTTTTTTTAGCTTTTTCTTTTTCATAATCAATTTGAAGTCCGATCCGGTGTTTTTTTAGATATGGATTTCATGCCGTATCGTTTTGTCACTTTACGCCATTTGGTTTTTTTAACTTTGTCTATTACAAGTTCACAAGACCGTGTTCCTTTGTATGGCAGTTTGACAAGCTTCATGTTCTTTTTGATACGGTTTTGCCCCTCAAGAATCTTTTGAACCGCTTTGCTTGTGTCCGCTAATTCACCGCGGAGGTATGCTGCGGCTGTTTTCTCCCCCACTCCAGCAATCCCAACAACATCGTCTGATGAGCAACCTGCGATTGCCTTGCAGTGTGCCCAGTCACAGGGGTCTATCCCATGTTGCAGATGAAAGCTACTAATGGTGACTAGTTGTTTGCATGTCCACTGTCTTACGTTGTCTGTCAATAATTGGAATAAATCGTGATCACCCGATACGATAGTGACTTCGTCATCGGGGCTCGCTGCTTTTGTGATAGACGCTATTAGATCGTCAGCTTCGTAACCTTCTTGCCAGAACACATTACGAAAACCACAATTCGGTAAGATTTTTTCACGTAGTTTGGTGATTTGTTTTTGGAGTTGTTTGTACTGTTTTTTTTGTTCTGGCGTTTGTTTGTTGCGTAGCACCCCCCTGCTGGCTTTGTAGCCGGGATCTTTTAGCTTGCGGATGTTTTGACCCACGTCGAAACAAAACGCGATACGGTCGGGCCTGTAGGTTGTCATAAGGGACAGGACGTCCCGCAAGAACCCATAAATACAACCAGTGGCAACCCCCTCGAAAGACAGATTACGAGTGGACCGCACGAAATGCGTTCTGTAACATAGGTAGTTGCTGTCAATAACTAGGATTTTCATTGTGTGCTTTTGTGCTGGATTCCATTTGAAACATAACTATGAATACACTGTGATGAGAAGGGTAAAACCGCCTGTCGGCCCCTTTAATAACCCAATCCCCTACCCTAGCTTTTTTAACACAACCTGTCACGTTCATACTGATGTGGCTATCCTTACGAATACCATCACACCAATCCGCACAATACTGTATGTTTTCGGCAGTAACACGAATAGCTTCTCTATACCCATACGATTCTTCAGTGGGTTGTGCGTACCGCAACATAACAACTCCCTAGTTGTATCTCGTTTTTCGTTTAACTTCGCATCCGGCTTCGACTTCGTCCCAAACTTCTTGCATAATGTCGTAAACGTCTGTTAATAAGTTTTCATCTTCAATGTACTGGACCAGCTTATCGCGAGATCCTCTGAAATCAAAGTCATCCGCGTTAATCGATTTGTCAGTCCCTTTCCATCGCCCCTCGGATATCAAGTAGTCAATGCAACTACCAATGTCGTCGATACCAACTGAATAAAATATCGGCAACTCCATGGTCCTGTCCTTGCCGGTCATTCTATTCCGTTTGATTTGAACCTTAGCCGTTATTCCGATTTGACGTTTCTTTCCGCGTACCTGTTTTTTCAGTTTTTCCTTACGCTTAGTCCATATCTGGAGACATGCGTAAAAAGCTAGAGCGTGACCACCTGATCGCACTTTAGGGTTGAACATTGCACCAAAACCAATGTTATCGCGAGTTTGGCAAATCACTACAAGAATTGAATTAGTGTCCCGGACAACTTGTAAGGCACGTCGGAGGAACTGACTATTCTTTTTTGCTTTACCATCGCCGTAACTACCTGCAATTTTCTTATCAGCCCGATGGGCTTTCTTAGAATCCTTGAATTTGTCGGCTTCCGCTTCACTTGAAAGAGCGTCCATGCTGTCTAAAAAATAGATGAATGGTTTTCCCTTCTCTCCAGCATCATGCACATTGTAATAGAAATCTTCAATTGTTGTGCTATGTTTGGGGTTGTTGCTTTCATCTCTAGCCGGTGATCGGATACGCTTTGCTGCTTTCTTACCAAACATCCTTTCAAAGTCCATCAACGCCCCATTTTCAACATCATCGTGAATCAATTGGTAATTGTCGAATTCTTTATTATTGGCAGCCTCGGCAAACGCGGTGAGCATTAGCATCGTCTTCCCAGAATCGCTATCACCAACGTAAAGATAGAACTGGCCTCTAAGCAACCCGCCATTGACGTTGTCGGAACACATAAGATTGAACAGACCTGAACCCGTTGATAGGTAGTCGGATTTCTTCATTTGTTTCTTTCGTGGGGCTGCCATGAGTTTGGCTAGTAGTTGACCAGTGTGCATAAAAACAGGGCAGCCTAATCACGAGCGACACAACCAATCCGCAACTCGTAACCAGACTGCCCATGCCTCCTAGAAAGGGATGTCGTCCTTTTTCTTCTTTTTGCCCTTATCCTTTTTCTTCTTTTTGCCCTTACTCTTTTTGCTATCCTCGTCGGGCAATTTGAGAAATAACTTTTTCAATTTATCGTAGGACTCCTCGATAAGAATGTCATCAAGGCACACCGATTGTTTCAGTAGCTTCTCCCTCAAGGGTTTACGCTTGCGAAATAGAATCGTATCAATTTGGGAAAACTTGGTGCCCCCTATTGCTTGCTCACTATAAACAATTTTAAGTGACTTACCCTTTTCGGGGTCGTAGAACCAATCCACCTCATCCTCTTCATCACTAGCATCAATAGTTTGGTCGATCGTCTTTCCAAACAAATGATAGCTAACTTCCCATAGGCAAACACCTTTGTCCTCATCGCTTCTGTCGTAAACTAAGAACAATTGACGATGTTTGGCTTTATGGTCCTTTACCAGTTGATCGTCACCACAATTATCCAGATGCTCACAAATGGGGCAAGCACGCCCATACGTCTTGGAAGGGCATACGTAGGATCTGGTTTCTTTTCCTTGCCCAACTCGATGGGAATAAAACGAGCGTTCAAAATGCAGTTCGCCCTCATCACAATTGGGGTTGTCCTTTCCGGCAGTGAAAGGGATTAGGTCAATAAGTTTATTGCCGTCGCTTTTAATACTAAAGAAGCCCATGTTTTCAGGCGGTCGGTATACGGTTTGAACAAAACCACTTGTTTGGTTTTTTGCCATCCTTCTGGCGGTGGACTCCTTCTTACCTTTCTTATTTTTCTTGGCCATCGTCCTTATCCTTTGGGGTTAATGGGTATCTTGCGTCTCTGTAAAATTCGTAACGGGCATACAACATACTTTTGGTGATTAGTATTGTAGTAGCGATAACAACAACAGCGTAAACTAGCAGGACACCAATTATTGTCACAATGTGCATCAAAAAGAAAAGAAGTGTGTTCATCATTTAGCTTGTTTGCCTTTCTTTTTCCGTTTCCGTTCCTTGCGAGCTTGCGACTTCATGTCCTGGACTAATTCTTTGGTACCCTCTTTTGCTCGTGGTTGGCTGTAGTAATTCTGACCATGCAGATAAACTAAATTCTCAAGTGCTTTTTTGCGATGGTCCAGAGCAACAACTGCGGCTGAACACAGATCCAAGCGTAACCTAGCTTCGTGGGTAGCTTCAATGGCTTCTTGCACTTCATCGGCTAATTCCACCGTTTCCTTGACTGCATCGACTGTAGCTTTGTCCAGATCGTAGGACTCCGGCGTAGACCGCACGTCCTTAGCCACTGTGGCCCGTATAGCGTCCAATTGGGTACGGGCAACGTCTAAGTCTTTGCGAGCGTTAGCAGCGTCCGTAGCGGCTTGGTAGTACAGTCGTGGTTGTGCTAACCATTCCCGGTCTAGTCCAAGTTCGTCAATGTCAAAGTAGCTGTCTTGCATAGGTTACTATCGCTAGTTGCTAAGGACATTGGAACGGATAGGAGCAAAACCACGACTGCACTAGAATCGATTTGTTCTTAATGTATGGGCTACAGCGGTGACCATCATAAGGAAAGACACTACGTACAAAGCACAAGCACTATAAAAGGCAACGGGAGAACCTCTGAATGTTGCATCCGACAACCAAGAGATCAGAAACGGCCAAGCAACAAAAGCGGCTACAATTTGAATTGAGTTAAATACTCTCATTTTATTTTCCTTAATTGTTGAGGACGTTGAAACAAGCAAGAGCTAAACCAGCCTTGCCACTATTGTAAAAGGGTTCTGAGAACTCTTCGATCACTAATGCTGCTCGGCCATTCCCACTGCTTAATAGAACGGAAGTTGCGTAACTAAGAACAATGTATCGAACGGTTTCGGGTTCAGCTGTTAATGCTTTCAAAGCTGAAGACATGGATTTCCAATTACTGCTTTTATTGAAAAACATGCGGGCAATGTCAATGCCTTCTTTTTCATCAGTGTCTTTGACTAGTATGTTGAGTTGTTCTTTTTTGGAGGCCAGAGTAATCACGCTGTCAAGCATGACCAACATTTTGCGAGCGGAACCTTCCGCGTATTCGAGAATTTTGTCCTTCACGTCTTCGTGTAATTTGCAATCTTCTTTCTTACAAATGCGATTGAGCAACTGCTCCCCAGTTTTGGAATCCAAAGGACGTATAACCAAATCACAGCATCGATTCCGAATAGTGGGTAATAACTTTTTTGGATTGGTAGTAGCCAAAATAAAGTAAGCGTGTTCTGGTGTGTCCTCCAACATTTTTAGGAATGCGTTTTGAGCTGCTTTGGTTAGCTCATGAGCTTCATCAATCAACCAGATACGGCTACTGCCACCGCCCATGGGCGACAGTCCTACGTGATTACCAATTGATCGGATTGCATCAATTCCATTTGAGGATGCTGCATTTAATTCAGTAAAATCACTATTGGAGCAATTAAGTTCTGATTGTAAGATTCTGGCTATAGTGGTTTTGCCACAACCACTAGCCCCATGCAAAAGCAAAGAATGGGGCAGTGTGTTTTTCTTCAAGTAACTGGTCAGCATTCCGATGATTTCATCTTGCCCTACCACCTGCTTCAATTTCTTAGGGCGGTATCGTTTGTATAGTTCCTTCATGCGGGTATCTCGTAAACTTTCTTGTCAAACCAGCTCCCACCTTGTGGGGCTATTTCACATTCAACGGTAAGCGGGACATTGATAAAATCCCAATGATCGGCGACTTGCTTCTCCATAATGTTTTTGACTAATCGCGTGTATTCATCCACTTCGGGAATGGGAACGTCTGCTACTATACTATCGTGGATTTGTCCCACAATTTTAGTTTTCATCTTGCGTTTTTTTAATTCTTTGCGTAACAGGATAATAGCTAGTAATAGGCATTGAAAAGCAACCCCCTGAACTGGCCAGTTGCTGACTTCGTTACGAGTAAACACACCTGATATCTTGAAACCAGTTAGCGTTTCAAAAAAACCACGTTCTTGATACTCGTCCCAGAAGTCTTTCTTCCACTGGTTGTAAACGCGAAACCGTCGATTCCAAAAATCCTGCTCGATTGCTTTTATGTGAGCTTCAAACGTATTCGAGGATGGTTGTTCTTTTGGATTGCAAGCTCCGCGTTTTGTCACACCCTTCTTTTTCAAATGCTCTTTTATATTGCGACCTTTGAGCGTCACTAACGCCATTTTATCAATACTAGCCCATAAGGATTTCGTGCATTGGATGTAGTAGTCCCCATAAAACTGAGGAAAAATGAATTGGTTCTTAGCACAATACCTCATGTCTTTGGAAACTTGCTTGGAACTAGTCATGTAGCATTGAGCTGCAAGATCACGGTGCATGTCCTTAGTGGGGTCTGTCTGATTCGCCATTAGGGCGGGGTCTTTGTGGTAAAAACAACTGGCGTTGATCTCCATTCCACTGTAATCGACTTCGCATAACACGCAACCCTTGCGAGCGATGAAGCTACGCCGGACCCAACGGCTCATTCGCTTATTACGGACAGGAAAGTTTTGGAAGTTTGGTTTTTCACTATTCGACCGAAACGTCTTAGTGACATGAAGTGATGTCATAGGATGCAAAAAACCGTTGCATACTTCGTTTTGAATTCCTTTGAGAAACGTACCATCGACTTTTTCAATTAGCATTAGTTCTGAAAAAGTTTTAACTAGTGGCAAGTTTATACCTTCTAGTGCTTCGGCGTCAGTCGAATAGTTACCCTTTTTCGTAGTTTTTGTTGGCGTGATGCCTAAGTCTTCGTAGAGAACGGCTGCTAATTGCTTTCCACTAGTGATGTTTGTTTTGCTGCCAAACCGTTTACGCCAAATCTTAAAATTGGAGTCTTCTTTGAGTTTTTCTCGTAATCGCTTAATTTCTTTGGCTGCTTGTTTACGAGCTTTTTTCAAGTAAGACGTGTCTATACGAATACCGTTAGTTTCAATTTCGCTGAGTGCGATGGAACCTTCACGCATTAGCCAAGCTGCTGATTCTGTGGTCGCCTTCATTTTGGTTTAGTCGCTTATTCCTGTATTGTGAGTGATTAACTTATCCAGCATGTTCATA